GTGCAGTTGTTGACACAACACCATCCTCTGTCAATACAGATGAGGATGAAGAAGATGCACTTAGCTATTTTGCAAAACTAGCTGAAAATTAGAAAATACCCCGAAAAAAATTCGGGCCATTTTTTACGCCAGAGGTCGCTCAAAACGACCTCTTTTTTTATGGCGAAATTATTCTTGGATTCTCTGTTTCCTTAAGATTATCATTTATAAACTGTGAAGATTTTTTGTAAACCATTATATCGTTAACATCTCTTAGAAACGTTTCTAAGAATTCAACTTTTAAAATATTAATTTCTCTTTTTGCATCATTTAAATTAGTTTCGTGTTCAAGAAAACTAACCATTTTAATTGCAGATTCAGTTTTTGTTACACCATTATCCACATATGTAATTGAATGATCTGAATTAACATATAATCCTTTTGATTGAATTAAAGTGTCAGTTGAATCTCTGATCTCTCTTGTTTCATAATGATGAACATTTGATAGTTGTTCGCTTGTGTATTTCTGATTAAGATATGTGAGAAAATCTTGATTACTCATCGGCCACTCATCTCTTACATGAACGACATTGTTTGTCGTTAAAATAACCCAATCTAATCCAGAATCGCCATAAAAATCATATGCGACTTTATCTGCTCTTTCATCACCTTCAATTGAATATTTTGTAAAACTGGTAATATCATCAAATATGTCATCCCGAATAACTGCTCTCTTAAACAAATTTTTTACAATCTGATAATCGTAGGCAGATGTCCTGTCATTAGACAATGAGGGATAACTAAGATTTGGTAATTGTCTAAAATACGAATTTGGTGAACCTTGATATGCCATGTTATAAACCTACACTACTTTCTGGAGTTCTCATTTGATCTGTCTCGTAAACTGGTCTTAATTCTGCAAAGTTTAAACTCATTCTAACTGCAATTGGTTGAGAGTCTTGATATGCAGACCAATATCCATTTGGAGCATAATCCACCGCAATTGTTCTTAAAGCCATGGTGTCATGAAATCTATTTACAGTATCTAGTTGATCCATAGGGCCTTGTCCTCTCTTATATTCTAATGAAAAAACATCTGGAGTTTTAAGAAAAGTTGAATTGCTAAATTTTGGTGCTGCTCCTATTTTAAACCAACGAATAATTCTTCTAATTTCTTCACCCTCTTCACGACTTCTTGCAATCATCAAAAAATCAAAATTAAAATCTCTTAAAACTGGCCCTTGAAATAAAAGTTCAGCGTTTGGATTTAAAACTTTTCCACCTGTTCTTGCTAAAAAAGTATTTTGATCAATATTTTGATTTGCTAAAGTTGCTGCAGCTTGTGAAAAAGCTGATGCACCAAGAGCGCCTGATACATCTCTCAAACTACTTGAACCCATACCTTTGTCTTTTTTAATACTCTTTTGTATTTTTTTTATACTTTCTTGATCTTCCTCAGATTGTCCAAGTTTACCAAGAGGTGCTCCAAGACCAACAGCAGCCAAACCAAAGATGTTCAATTTACTCTCTCCCCACTCAGCACCATTTGTATCAACAATCTTAGGCATCGGTAGTATGACAGATCCCTGTCTTTCCATTCCTTTTACACTACCACCCGCTGAGTTGTTATAAACATCTCTTGTGTAAGTCTTGTCTGGTCTTTTTCCTCTCTTCGTATCCTTTTTGTATGTTGTGCTTTTTACTTCTTTTGTAGATAAAAATGGTTTTGATGCATTTATTCCAGTTCTTTCATATTTAAATTTAGAAATTTTTAAATGATCCTGTTGAGGATCAATATCAAGAGGATACGCAAGAACTCCAGCATAAGCTAGTTTTTTGTTAGATCTTTTGTACTCTGAAAATTCATCTCCTAAACCAAAATTATTGGTTGCAACATGTCTACTGTCAACTTTTTCTTGAGGTGATATTTCTTTTTCTTCATTTGTTTCTTTTTTACTTTCTGTATTGAAGTAATTAAAACGTTCCTCTGTTGATGCTATTGATATGGAATCTTCATAAGACCTTTTATTAGAACTATATTTTGATACGTTGTATGCACCTAAAGCATCATCTGAAAGTGATAAATTTATAAAATCAGTTGAGTCTGGTCTAACAGATGCACCATCTTTTTTTATACCCACTAACTCACCACCATCAAAATCAAAAGATACCTTTGATCCATCATCTTGCGTATAAACTCTACTTTTTCTAATTGCCATTAGTTTGTGTTGTAAATTCTGCTTCTTGGAACGGTGATTCCTCTCATATCAACAAATTTTTCAGTTGGTAGTTGTGCTACATCTGACCATTCAGACTCTGGAATACGATATGGTTGACCTCTAACACCAGCGTAAATGTATTTATGTAATGTTCTCCGAGGTGCAGCGATTGAACCCTGAGCAGAGTTATTTAGTAAGCTTATTGCAAGTTCTTCTCTTTGATTCAAACGAAGATAGTGAAGATTACATCCCAAGAATCCACCTTTTTGGTATTCAATCACATATGATAATGGATACATGTCATAATATGGTTGTTTCGTTTGTGCTTGATAAGTAAAAAAATATAACTGGCCAGGAGTGAATCCACCCGTATCTGCAGCATCATCATCAAAGTTTGTAGATCCCAACTCATCAATTAATTCTTTGCGAAAGAATTCTTCATTGACTTGACCACCAACTTTGTTTAGTATGTTCTGAAGAATACTCATCGGATTCCTAACTCTTTCTCAGTCATGATTTTAAATTCTAACTTACGATCTGCACAGAACTCTTTTGCTGCTTTCCATTTTGCTTGATTTTTAACGTATGTAACTGACTCATTTATCAGAGTTTTTCTTGATTTACCCTTGGTCGCCTTTGGTTCAAGTGTCTCTCTCATTGGTTTCACTTCAATCACTGATCTGCGAATATTATTTTCTTTGTCTCTATATTTAATAAAGAAGTCAGGAAAATATCTACGAACACGATTCGTTGTTGGATCTAGATAAGGAATCCAGAACTCCTCAGATGCCCATTCAATGATATTTTCATTCAAATCACAGTAATTCATGAATTTTCTTTCCCATAAAGACCTATAAATAATATTAGATTGATCGCCTTTATACTTTTTAGGATTAGAAGGTCTATATATTCCTTTATAGCTCATATATAATAATAACAACACAAATTTATTTATCGTGACAAGCAATAGTATTTTCCCAAATAGAAATAGAATATTCTCAAAAGACATGTTTGATGTTAGGGAGATCGTTGGTCGCCCATCATTAGATACTTTTTATGAAGTCACATTTTCTTTTGGAAAGTATGGCACTTGGTTGGAGAGTGATGAAACAAAGACAGCTGCTCTTAACACAATACCGTACACATTTGCCTCTGGTGATAAAAGAAGTCAAGGTCGTGATTTCATGCAAAAAATGTCGATAATGTGTGCTGAGGCAGAATTACCAGGCACATCTTTTCAGACAAGTCTTGCAGTTGGACATCATCAAGGTATTCAAGAAGAGTTTCCAAATTTAAGAACTTTTCCACCACTTAACTTAACATTTTATTGTGATCTTGATCATGTGATTATTGAAGTATTAGAATCGTGGATGACTTTTATCAATCCGATTAGTACAAACAAAAAAAATCTAAATGCATATGGTAGATTTAATTATCCAGAGGATTACAAAGAAACAATTCATGTAACTAAATTTGAGAGAGATTTAAATGTTGATAAACTAAAAAGACCTAGTGGTGTTCCCGAACAAAAACCCACCTCAAGAATGACAACTTATGAGTTTATAAACATTTGGCCACAAAACATGACATCTATGAGAGTTGCCTATGGTGACTCAAATGTGTTAAAATGTAGTGTACAACTTGCATATGATAGATTCTTTGCTGACTTTAACTATACTGATACAAATCAGGCTATTGTTGGAGACGCTTTTACTTTATTGAATAGTAAGGAACAGGCGAGAAGAAACGGTCTTCGTGATTCCGTATTATATGGAAATACTGTTCCTCCAAATTCATTTGGTATTACATCAAAGAACAATACAGGAAATATAAGAGGAACTGGTGCTAAAAATAAAAAATCTAATAATAAATCCTCTTTATCATCAGGTGGTTACTAAATAATCAAACTGAAATTTGAATTATGCCTTTGCCAACAATTACGACTCCAACTTATGAGTTGAAAATGCCCTCTTCGGGTAAAAAAATTAAATATCGTCCATTTCTTGTTAAAGAAGAGAAGATTTTAATTATTGCTCTTGAATCAAGAAATCAAATTGAAATTACAAACTCCGTAAAAGATGTGTTGAAGAAATGTATCTTGACAAGAGGAGTAAAAGTTGATGATCTTCCAACATTTGATATAGAATATATCTTTTTAAATATTCGTGCAAAATCAATTGGTGAAGATATAAGACTAACAGTTACATGCCCAGATGATAATAAAACTGAGGTTCCTGTGACGATTTATGTGGATGAGATAAAAGTTGTTAAACCAAAAGAACATACAACTGATATCTCTTTGGATAAAAACTTATCACTTCGTATGAAATATCCATCACTTAATCAGTTCATAGAGAACAATTTTGAAATGGAGGATGAATCTAACACTGTTGTGGATAAAACTTTTAAATTAGTTGCAGATTGTATTGATACTGTTTTTACAAGTGAGGAAGCGTGGGAAGCTAAGGATTATACACCAGATGAGAGAGTAGAATTTATTGAACAATTAAATTCAAAACAATATAAACAAGTAGAGAAATTTTTTGCAACAATGCCTAAATTATCTCATACGATTGAAGTAACCAATCCAAACACAAAGAAAAAGCATAGTATCGTTTTGGAGGGTCTTGCTGATTTTTTCGGCTAAGTATTGCAAGAGAGAGTCTTGAGTCTTTTTATAGAATCAATTTTGCTCTCATGCAATACCATAAATATAGCTTGACGGAACTTGAAAATATGATGCCTTGGGAAAGAGACATTTATCTGACTCTACTCAAGAATTATATTGAAAGTGAAAACTTAAAGAGACAACAACAAGAAAACTCTTATGGATGAAGAGGAGTTAGAACAACCTAGTAAAAAAATTACTCTAAGTAATTTCTTTGAATCAATCGTCTCGGTTGATAGAGTGGCTAAAACTGCCTTGAAATTGTCTCAAGAAAATCTCAGTTCAATTCAGGCGGCTGAGAGTTTATTCTCAGGATTAGAAGAAAGTATTAAGTTAATAGAAGAGGATATAGGAGCAATCACAAATTATTTTATAGTGCAACAGAATGAAAGATCAAAGATAATAGAATTTAGAGAACAAGAAGCTTCTAAACAAGAAGATCTTCAACAAAAGAAAATAGATGATAAACAAAAAGGTTTAGAAGATGTTCCTCCATTTGGAGGTAAAGGTAAAAATTTATTGCAATCTTTATCCAGAGGTGTTGCTGGTATAGTTGGTGAAGCGAGAGATCCTTTACTTACTGCTGGTTTAGCATTTGGATTAAATTTTGTTAGTAAATTAACAGGTTTTTCAGAGGGTGGAGATCCTCCTATCAATAAACCAGCAATCGTGGGTGAGGGAGGCCCAGAAATTTTTGTACCAAAGACATCAGGCACTATAATTCCAAACGATAAAAAGATAAACGTACAAGCATTACTGAATACAATATCAGCAGCAGAGGGAACTGCCAAGGGTGGATATGGAACAATATATGGAGGAACAGATAATAATCCAATTACAGTTCCTGAGTTAGCATCAGGTGAGATGACAATCAATCAAGTTCTAAACATGATGAGAACTGGAAAAATTGAAAGAACTAGAATGGTTGAAAATGATAAAGGTGAGATGGTTGAGGAAAAATATATGGCGGATGTTGGTTATGGAAAAGAAAATAATGTGGGTGCAACTGGTAAATATCAATTTATACCAGCTGCTTTAGAAGAGGAAGTTGAACATATGATGAAGAAAGATAAAGATTTTTCATATGATACATTCTTCACACCAGATGTTCAAAATAAATTAATGCTTCAAAGATTAAAAGAGAAGAGAAATATTGATTTTGATAAACTTGAGAAGGAAGGATTAACAAGGGGAGCGATTGATAAATTATCTGAAGAGTTTGAATCTTTTCCTAATCTATTGCCTGGGCCTAGAAAAAATGATTTGGGGCCAGTTGAGGGAAGAACAGACCAATCATTCTATGATATAAAGGGTGATCAAGCTCCTGTAAGATCAGAACAATTTATTAAATCAGTGTTTGAGAGTGAAGTTGATAAGTTAACTCCACCTGATGAAGATCTTAGTAGTATAACCTTGCCTCCGATTGGTGATGTTGGTGGTAATGAAATTGTTTCTAGCACAGCACCTCCTTTGGGAAGTCCTACTGTTAAAACAGATGATATATCAGGAACTGAAAGTGGCATAGCGTTTATTGATGTGATATCAAATCCATTTTTGTCGGTAGTGTAACATGAAAATAAATTCTAAAAATGCATTCTCAAATATCTTTTCAAAAGAGGAGAGATTAAATTTACTTGAAAAAAAATTATTAAATAGAGAGAAAAAAATATTAGACAAACAAAGTAAAGATAAAAAAAATCTTATACCAGAAAAATTTTTTACTTTAGGATATAAACAGGGATATGAACAAGGAATTAAAGAAGGTGCTAAAAAAGGTGTTCAGTCATTAGGAATTGAACCAAGAGCAGAGGGTGGCCCTGTTACAAAAGGAAAACCATATTTAGTTGGTGAGGAAGGTAAAGAAACATATGTCCCCTCTCCTTATTTTGAACTTTCTATAGGAAGAGAGGATCCTTATAATCTTAAATCAAATATAGTAACAGAATCATTCTTTGATACTGGTAAAGGTCGTACCTCAGATTTTTATGAAGAAACGACTTCTGATGGCACTACTCTTTTCAGAGATAAAACAGAATTGATTGGTAGTTCCATGACTCAATCATATTATCAACATACTCCTACTATCACAGAAACCGATAAAGATGGTGGTGTAGAAACTTTTACTGAAACAGAAACCTTGTCAACAAAAATTTCTTCTATTGCAAAAGATGACCTGATTGAACATCAAGATCAACTTCTTGGTGAAATACACAAAATAAAAGGATTTGAGAATGTCACGATTGATGATGTTTTAAAAGGAACAACTGGATTGCCAAAAGACACAATGTTCAATATTTTGTCCAATAGTGATGCATCATTTGCCACAGCTGCAAGGACGGAGGAACAAAATCGAATGCCAACAGATTATCTTGTTAGTGGTGAGGACTCTTATAGGTCAGAATCTGAAATGAGATATAATTCTGAGGGTGTTCAACCAAGTAAGGAAGAAAATAATCAGTTTGCATCTCTTGCTAGAGATATAAATCAAAGTGTAAATAAGACTAGAGTTAAAACTGTAATTCAACCAGTTATTCAAACACAAATACAACAAGTGCCTACACCAGTGCCAATGAGTTCACCTTCAACTCAGATTACTCAAATTTCAAAATCAAAATTACCACCTTCAATTGCTAAGATGATAAATTAATGGAAAATAAATATCAGATCAAAAACTGCACTTTAATTCCAACGGAAGGTTCTTCGTTAAGTCAAGAATTTGATATATCTGCTGGTAATCCTTCAATCACTTATTTTGAAAGTGTAAAAAGTCCTTCAATCTCATTAACTCTGAGTTTTATTGACGTGGATGGAGTGATTAGTCGTGAGGGAATTACTGGTGGAGAGTATCTAGACTTAAATATTAAAGTGCCTGATTATGATAATTTTACAATAACTCCAGACAAACATTTTATGATGTTGAATTCTGTGAAGGATGTTAAAACTACATCAAAGTCACAGATCGCTACATTAGAATTTGTTTCAGTGGAGGCAATCATAAATGAGACTGCAAGAGTTTCAAGAAGATTTACTGGTAATGTATCTCAAATTGTAAAAGAATTGTTGAAAGATAAAAAAGGAATTCAAACAGATAAAAACTTGGAATCAGATCAATCTTTTAACAAATATTCTTTTGTAGGAAATTTAAAAAGACCCTTTGATACAATTCAATGGTTATGTCCAAAAGCAGCATCAGATGATAAAGAGGGTGGATTTTTATTTTATGAAACTTTAGATGGTTATTATTTTAAATCAATTAAAAATTTTTTAGAAGCGGAACCACAAG